GCAGAGCGACCAATTTCGGTGGCAACTGTTGTTGGGTCGTCGTTGAGAGCCACAACCTGAGCATCCTTGTTGCTTCTAGCAAGCCGTGACGCAGCATAATCATCACCAAACGGCAGCCAAAGAACTCCAACTCCAGCATCTCCACATTTTTTTACCCACTCTTTGGCTCGTTCGCGCTGGTCACTTCGGTAGTGCCCGTCAGAAACGATAACCAGCAGCCTTGCGCCCGTGCCCCGCAGTAGGTCAAGCCCACCATCTAGTGCCCTGAACGCCTCATCAAACTCCTCAGTCGAATCATCAGCAGAGTAGACGCGAACCTTGTCCAGATGTTGCCCCGCCTTTAGGGTCGGGAAGACAGAGCTCCCGTAGTAAACCATTGCTGTTCGCCCCTGAATCCTTCGGGACGCCTCACTGAGAACCCACGCTGTTGTAGCCATAGGCTTCATTGCTCCGCCCATTGAACCAGAGATGTCCACCATCACTCCGACAGTCAGGTTTGGGTCGTCGGTGTGCTTGCGAACTGTCCGCCTCCAAGGCTCAACCTCGGCTACGACTCCGCGTGACTTCATCGCCGCGCCCTGAACCAGCGAGCGCGTCCGCAGTCTTCCCGGTGGGGTAACGCTGTTGATTTCCGTCGCAGACCTGTCACGATACTTAGCTTGCTCCAGCATCCGTGCGATAGTTACAGCAGCAGCTCGCTCGTCCGCCCTCGGCGTTCTTTCTTCAAGCAAGCGAGAATTAGATGTTCCCGTGCCAACTCGGGAGAAGACATTTCTAGCCGCATCTTCGTTCTGGCTCTTTTCTTTGGAATCCTCTTGCAGAGCCTTTACCTGCTCGTTCCACTTGTGCTTTTCTTCCTGCTGTCCAAGGCTGCCTGAGTTAGATATTTCGGTTGCTTCAGCAGCTTCTCTCATCGCCTCCCGCATTGCCTTCTCGAACTTCTCCGCAGCCTGTTGCTGTTGTTCGGGTGTGGGCTCGCCTTTCTCCGCAGCAGTGTTGTTCAGAATTTTTACCCACTGCTTCGCTAATTTGTAGAGCTCCGCCGCATCGTTGTGTTTCCCGTGCTGCTGAACCTTCTTGATAATTTCACGAAGTTGAGTCACTACTTCAACAGAAAGGGTTTCGTCAATGAGTTCAATCAACTCGGGGCAATCGTATTCGTCTAGAACTCCAGCAATGAGCCGTGCGTGAACCAGAGCAACCATATTCCCAGCAGAGTAGGTGTCGTTCTTCTCCTTGAAGGCTTCTTCGGAATCGGCAATCACCAAGTCCATCGCGCAAGCCTGCAAGAAGTTTTTACCCCACGGCATCTCTCGAACCCCGTGTGCTTCGATGCGCCCTTCTTCAAGCAGCATCAACGCTTGGAACTCTTGGGACTTCAATGCTTCCTGTGCAGTAGCGATGTCCCAGAGTGAGTAGCGTGCGTGTAATGACTCGTGTAGAACCGCACCAATCACTTTGGGGTGTTCAAACTGAACCTCGGGGTCGGCAAGGTCACCAACCTCTTCAGGCTTCGTATTCTTGAAGACCTGATTTGTTGAGATGTGAATCTCGGCAACCATTGGTCTGAAGAGGGCTGGTGCTCCGCCCGACACTTCTTCAGTCATATAGCAAATGATGTCGTGTCGCCCAGACCATCTGTTGGTCAGCTCTCCAATTTGGATGCCAGCGTTTTTCCAATCAAGGTTATTTTTTACCCCTGATGCTTCTTCCGTAAAACTAATGTGTGTCATTTTGTCCTTCTTCCTATTCCGTGTCCAGCGGATATCGCAATCTTATTATAGAAAGCTGTTGGGTGTCAAGTGGGTCGGGGAGAAGGCGACACCCATCAACCTCCTCCCCGTGCCAGCTATATCTTTGCTGGCGTAGCTTCCTGAGGGAAGACCTTTGACATAACATCTGCCACAACGGGTCTGTCCATCTCAGGTGTTGCGGCAAGAAGGTTGCTAATCGCCCACTCCGTGCCGAACACTTCAGAGGTAGCTTTGAAAGCCAGCAGCTCGCGCATCTGCGGTGCCCAGCTAACTTCGCCACTTCGCATCTTCTTGCTCAGGTTCTGTGCTCCAGTTACCAAGCTTGAAGGAACTCCCATCTGCCGTGCTCGCTCCCAGTCCGTGCCCATCTCGGTCTGAACTGTGAATCGTGATAGCAAAGCCTCGCTCAATCGCACTCCGGGTGCGTGTGGGTTGGTTGCCGCAATCACATAAAAGTTTGGGTCAGCCTTGACAGTGCCCCTGTCTGGGTTTGCTGTGACAGTAAGCTCCCTGCGTCCATCCATAAGTCCGTAGACAATCGAAAGAACTTTCGGGTCAATCAGCCCAATCTCGTCAATAAAGTAGACGCCTCCAGTTTCAGCAGCAGTAACCAAGTCACCATCCACCCACTCAAAGCCGCCACTCGGTGTTTGAACATAGCCACCAATCAAGTCGGCAACCTCGGTGTCACCCGTGCCCATCAGGGTAAAGGTGTCGGGAAAGGCAGCCTCAACAAGCGCAGTCTTACCGCATCCCGGTGCGCCATACAGCAGAGTAAACATTGGTGCTCCGCCCTGACCAGAGAAAGCTTTGTGAGTCTGCTCCCGTGCTGTCTTTAGGACATTGACATCGGTGTGCGTTCCCCACTTGCGTGCGTAATACACCTCGCCATTGGGACGCAGATACTCGTCCTCGCCAGACATCTCTGCAACTTGAATGTTGTTGTTTGTCTTGGACTTGTATGGTGCTCGTTCAGCTCCAGACTTGCGTGCAACATAGCGTCCCGTGGACTCCACCTTGGCGTTCAAGTTGATGCTTGAGTCGCTGCTTAGGTGCTGTGATAAAACATCTTGAAGAAGAGAAACATACTCCTCGCCAATCGGCTTTATCTGCTCCAGATACTTCTCAATTCCTTCTTCGTAAATCATAATTTTTACTCCTCGTCGTTCTTCAGTGGGTCTTCAAAGGTTTTGTTCTTCTTGGTCAAATCAACTCGATACAAAAACTTGTTCGGTGTTTTGTCCTTTGCCATATCGTCCAAGTCCTTCTTGGATACCTCAACAAGCAATGGTTCGCCGTTCATAGTCCAGCCACCCGCAAGCATCCTTGTAAAGTATTGACTTACGCCTTTGAGCCGTGTTGCCACATAACGCTCTTTGCGCGTAGGCTCGCCATCCAGCTCTGGGTCTTCCTTGGTTGCCTGTGAGCCCCACAATGTGGTGGAACGCCACTGCTTCCTTGGATTCTCCTTGGTGATGGTTCGGCGATACATCTGTGACCGCATCAGCGTGCCATCCGTGGTAAAGCCGTCTGGTGTGAAGAAAATCTGGGTCAGCGCCTCAGGCTTCTTCCACTCCGCGTAAAGGGCAATGCCCTGAACATCTTTTCCGTTGTCTTCTAACATTTGGGTGTCTTCTTTCTCTTTCTGTCTTTTTATTTTTACCCCGTGGGGTGGTGGAAGGGGGCTTTCGCCCCCCTCCTGATGAACTAGGCGTTCACCAATTCTTCCTCGTCCTCCGTGACGCAGAGTTCGCACTCGTTGTCTTCGGTGAGCTCGTCCTCAGAGTCAATCTCTTCCTGACAGCTTGGGCAGATTAGAACCTGCTCCAGCTCGTCCGTGCCTGAGTAGTGCATATTCAGGTCGTGGAGAAAGAGGTCGTAAGCCCTCTGCTCTGTGGGGGCTTCAACAACGCCCTCGTATTCGTATACTGCTCGGATTTTGTAAGTAGCCATTTCGGTCTCCTTCGTCGTTTTGTATTGGGTGTTATTTAGTTGTAGTAGATACATTACACGACCTTCCTGACTTACGCAACCATCTTCGCAAAGTTTTTTGGAAGTCGTTCGTCACCGGTTTGGGGGACAAGAACCAAAAGTCGTGACGGACAGCCGTGCTTCCCTTTGTTTATGCGGATTCTGTTCGTCAAATAAAAAATGAGCAGTTTTGTCACGACTTGCTCAGGTCGGTATTCGGAGAGGGAACGACGAAGAAACCCCTCCGAAGTTTTTACTCGTATTTGCTTAGGTCGATGCCGTATTTCTCAAACGCGGCTCGCAGCACATCTTCATTTGCGTCGGGCTCGTAGGACTCGGTGATTAGTCGGGCGACTGCTGGTCTGAAGTCGTCCCGTGTTTCCTCAATGATGTCCCAGTCAATTTCTGTCCAGTGCGTGGTCTCCATAACCACATACCCATTGGCAGAACCGTAGTTTCCATCAGGGGAAAAGTAGGAAAGACTCCTTTGAATCTGCGACTGAGCTTCTAGAGCTTCTTTCCTCGCCTCACGCTGTTGCTTGTATTTGCCTTTTGCCATTACGCCGTTCCTTTCAAATTTTTACCCTCTTATCTTACTTTATCGCCGCGTCAGCTTCTTCAAGCATCCGAACCGCGTCAGCGGTGTCTACCGCGGGGCAGTCACTGAACCTGTCCTCGTAGTCGCCAAACTCGCAGTAACACTCCCTGTTTATTGCCAAATACTCGGCGTGTGAGTTGGGGATGTCCCACTCGTCCGTAACTACCAGAGAACCGCTTGTTCCATTGAACTCAACGCCCCAACCTTGTTCCTCTTCGCAATAGATAGAGAACTCAAGTTTAGGGTGCTGCTCAACCATTGCCTCGAACAGCTCCGTAGGCGGCGACCAAGCCGTGTCAAAACTGTATTGGATAGAGCTCGTATCTTCCCAGACGGTTTCTGGTCGGCAAGCGTCCCACTTGGTGCCCCACTCTCTGTTGTTCCAGTTATACCAGTTGTTGGCAGTTTGCCCCGTGTGACCTTTCTCCTTGGAATAGCCGTGCGCTCCAAAATACTCGCCATTGTCTAGAGCCTCTTGCGGTGGTCGCTTGAAGTTCCAAAAAGAAAAGCAGTCTTCAACAACTTGTTCTTCTTGTCCGTGATGCGTCGTGTAAGGCTGTGCCGCCTTTTCTTTGAACTTTTTTATTTCCTCGGGGTCACCATTGACAGTGACCGTGTTGTATACCCAGTTAGGCATTTTTTTACCCTTTCGTCGTTATTTGCCGTGTTATCGGTTTTCGACGGCTGCCGCCCAAGCTTTGCCGTCTTCGGTTTGATGTGTATCGTGTTTTGGGTTGAGGTTGCTGGCTTGAGCAATCTTCCACAAATGGCTTGCCACTCCTATGCCGCGGTGTTCCTTGTCTGTCCACACTTGAAACACCGCCCTCTGCCCAAATGCATCAGGCTTTTTGAGAACCAGCACGCCAACCTGCTCGTCGCCAACCTTTCCGACCAGCCAAGTCCTTCCTTCGCTGTCTTCGCCTATGCCGTATCCACTCAGCGGTAGGTTGTATTGCGTCGCCGTCATTTTTACCCCTACTCCTCTTCAGCGGCGTCAAGGTCGAATGCCATTACGGCAAAATCAACATCGTCTTCGCCGAACTCAGTCCAAGAGTCTTCAGTCTTTGTGGCGTAGTAGTCCCACTGCTCGTCAGTCATTTCAATGGGGTAGCCGCTTTCTTTCAAAAAGAACTCAACCTGCTCTTTTGTCCAGAACCCAAGGGCAAGCATCTCGTCGCCCTTACCTGCTGCTTCCATAACCTGCAAAGCCGCAATCCACTCTGAAACAGTGTTGTTGTAGTATTTCGTCATTTTTTACCTTTCGTCGTTTTTGCAATCTCCTGATTACATTTTTATTATATAAACCTTCCTGACATTTGTCAAGTGGTTAGTTTTTCATTCCTCTTACCAAAGCCATTGCTGCTTGGAAACCTCTGTCCCATTCGGGGTTGTCGGTAACCGTGCCATCTTCGTTTGGCTCTTGAGTGAGCTCAAAGTAGCTCTCCAGTCTTTTTAGGATTTCTTTCTGATTCATCTTTTTACCTTTCGTCGTTTTGTTGGGGCGGAGGAGCTAGGGGGGTGCCCCTCCGCTGCTTTTTATTATAGAACACCTTTCTGACATTTGTCAACTATTTCAGCAAAAAAGTTTTCCGTGTTGTTTGAAAGTTCTCGCTGCCGCTGCTGCCGCCTCAACGAAACCAGAAATTTTTACCCCTGCAGCCCGACGCATTGCGGGCAAAGAAAAACCCCGCCGCATTGGCGGGGCTCTTCTTTCTGTTGCTTAGTAGTTGTTCTCTACCCACTCAACCAGCTCTTCCAGCTTGTCTGCTGTCTGAACCAGCTTGATGAATTCGGGGCTCTCCATCAGCATCGTGGCGGGAACCGTGGTCTCTCCCTCAACCATTGAGAGAATGATGTTGGGGGTCAAGCTTGCCATCAACTGTCCTCTTGCAACCATTATTCCACCTCGTATTCTTTGTCTGTGTTTTCACGAATTTGCACATCGTCGTAACCGTCTTCCAAGTAAAGGGCTTTCAGTCTCCTTGCTTCGTCAAGCGGTACGAAGTAATCGGTCACCTCTGTGCCGCCTACCCAAACCGTGTATTCCATTATTCTTACCTTTCGTCGTTTTGTGTAACCTTTCTGGCTACATATTTATCATAGAACATCTTCCTGACATTTGTCAAGCCGTGTCGAAAAGTTTTTTGAAAGTCGCAGCGGGCGGCGCTGCTGCGTCCAACCTAAATTTTTACCCCCGCGGCGCTCGCGGCAAAAGAAAAACCCCCCGGCGAACCGGGGGGCTATCCGCGTGCCTAGCTAGGCCAGCTCGTGGATAAGCTGTTCCTTATCCTTGGCACGGCGGACGCTGTACACAACGCCAGCAACGCTCTCCGCGCTGAGCATCTGCCTACGCGCATCCTTCGCATCCCGTGCGACGATGTATTGCGTGTACTTCGGGCCGAATTCGAATCGGGCCCAAACAACGGCGAAAACCTTGTCCATCTTGCCACCCCCTTCCCTTGTCTCGGTGTCCATACAATGAGCATAACACCTTCCTGCACTTTTTGCAAGTCAAAGAAAAACCCCGCCCCCTGAAGGGGGACGGGGACGGGGCTTCTCTCGGTGAGCTTAGGCGCTCGCCGTTTCCTCGACGAAAGGAACCGGTGCGTCATAACCGAATACGGCGTGGAAAATGTCGCGACCACCGCGCCACTCACTCCAGTATCCGTCAGACGAAATCTCAACGGCGTCGCCGTAGCATTCCTTTAGCCACAGCAAGCAAGCCGTAACGGCTGCATCGTAGGGCTTCTCCTGCGTCTTGCAGAAGTCGAAGAACATCGGCTCTGCTTTTCTCCAGTCGGGCTGCATCGGGGAAATCTTTTCCCAAGCAAATGTCTCGTGAGCATTCTCGCCGAGCCCGTTGAAAGCTACGCGGCTTTCCGTGTTCTCCCAGTAGCCCGCGTTATCGCCAAAGCCATCGGCAATGGTAATTCCGCGTGCCTGCGCTTCGAGAATAATCTTCTCCGCGCCGTGCCTAAAGCGGTCATACGCTTCAGGGCTGTTTGATGCGTCAATCTTGCGCTTAAAGTAGTGTGTGTATCCCATTGTTTTGTCCTTTCGTCATTTTCGTAGCGGGTTGCTACATTTTCTATTATATAACTACTAATCGACTTTTGTCAACTATTTTTCCCGTGCCGCATCTCGTGCCGCATCGGCTTCTTCGTAGTAGCTCTCCATCACGTCTTCGTGTGTAGGCTCTTGCCCTTCTGGCATATCGCGGGCTAGCTCTTCTAGCCGCTCAACATATCCACGCATTTTTACCCCTCCTTTCTAACTTCTAGTCTTTGGCCCAAGCCCGTGCCCAGTTGGCGGTCGGTGTATCCGTGCCAGTGCTCGGTGCAAAGATACGCCCACGCCCCCGCCACAATGAATGCGTCGTATCGCGCCGTCTCCTCGCAAAAATTGCATCGCGGCAACTTATCAACCAAGGCTACGTCTGACATTTTTACCCCTAACTATCGTCCACGTCGCCGTGATATTCGTCGGTGTGGTTGCAACCTTCGCAAGTCCACTCGCCCCACTCGCTGAACTGATAAGAGCGGAGCTCAACCTCAACCTCTTGCTCTCGCTCGAAAAGCGGGCAATTGTCGTTGATGCAGTGAACCAGACGCTCGCCCGTGTATTCACGGTCGGGCCCAGCAATCTCATACTCAAGGCCTGTAACGCCTTCGGGGTAGTTGCTCATTTCTTGTCCTTTCGTCGTTGTGTTTCTATAATACATACCTACCTGACATTTGTCAATTAGGAATAAAGACTTTCTATGTAGTTGTCGTAAAGGGCTTCATTGCACTCTTCGCATACCCAGTAGCGCGGGCCCCACCCAAACGGGTCGCCCGCATCTGAGAGTTCCGCTTTCGGGAAATCTTCTTCGCACTTATCGCACATTTGTGTCTCTAACATTTTTATCCCTTTCGTCGTTTGGATACTCTTACTGTAACACCTTCCTGCATTTTATGCAAGTCCGTGTCAAATATTTTTTTCGCAGTCTCGGCAATTGCACGCGGGCACGTGAGAATTTTTACTCTTGCTGCATTCTTGCTGCTGGTACTCGCCCGTGGTGCTTTTCCAGTTCGGCATCCTGTTGTACGGGTTGATGTCCGTATTTTTTACCCACACACCTCCGCAGGCCCCGCAGTAACCTTCTACTGCAGAGCCTACGGTGGTCATTGTGTGTTGGTGCACTAGTTCATTAGCTCCATCATTTTGAGGTCCGCGCCGTATTTGGCGGGGTCAATCTCGAGACGGTCAAGCAAGTCATCAACGGCGGGCCGTTCGTAGAAGTAATTGTCCCACACGGGGTCAACATCCTCAACTGGTTCCCAGCGGTCTATGGTCTTGCCGTTCGGTGCGGTGTAGGTTATGAGCTCCTCAACGGCAAGCCCGTACACGTCTCCACGGAACCACGCCGTCAAGTCTTGCCGTACGTGCTCGAGAGAGTTGCGGGCCGTGAAGTAACCTATAGCGGGCTTCGTAAAGAGAATAACCTCCATCCACTCGCCTTGGGAATATCCCTGCAGCGATACGGGCATCACAACCAAGCCGTGAACTTTCTCAAGCTCGTGAACTAGCTCGTTGGTTAGGTCGCGGTAGTTGTCCGACTCCGTCTCGGCGGTAACGCGGTGGATAGTCTCCCGTACGTTATCGTCAACGTTCGCGTGGATAGGGTTCAGGCCGCGTGCCATCGACACCGTCCAACAACTCACGTCGTCGTAGTAGGCGGTTAGCGGGTTCTCACTCGCAAACTCTTGCCGGTGTAAGGCGATGCGGTGCTTCTCGCCCATCGGTATCCAGTTCTCTAAGGTGTCAAACATTTGCGGTCATCCTTTCCAGTTTCCTGATTAGCCAAGTCAAGTTGGCGGTTTCGTACTTGATAAATTCGAGCCCCTTGCTCTCGAGCTCGGGCTCGCCGTCTGTGCCGAACTCGCGCTGCAAATACTCCAGCACCAACTCCGAGCCGGTGTCCTGCATTGAGATGAGTTTCACCTCGTCGCCCACGGGCTGGCAGTATTCCTCCCAGTTGTCGCGAACGTACTCGTGCATTGTTTCTTTGTCCTCGAACGTCTGGCCTGTTTCTAGGCGGTAAACGTCTTGGTGGTAGTACTTGTTCATCGCTTCTCCTATCGTCGTTTTGTTGCGATGTAGAAACATTATCATAGAATCTTCCTGCACGCAAACATATTTAGAAAAAAAGTTTTTTAGTTTTATAGTTGACAAAATGCAGGAAGGTTGATACAATATTTATATCGACGAAGAAAGGACACAAAATGAACTATATGGTTTATTTGACTTGGGGCCCTAGCCCCCGCTACTTCGAAACATTCGAAGAGGCGTATCACCACTACAGCTATATCCGCGGACTTCTTAGAGACCCAGACACAGCAAAGATTTGCAAACTCGTAGAGGTCTAGCTCCGCAAAAGATAGCCCCGCTTCGGCGGGGTTATTTTTTTTGTGCAGCGGCCCTGCTGCGGCAGCGGGTAAAAAGTTATTGCGAAGTTTATATACCGGGCCCGGCTGCGCGTTCGCGCACACCAAAATTTTTACCCCTTCATGGATGCGGCGGTTAGTTGTTTGAAAGTTGCGGTCAACGGTTTTACGCGGCTGTTTTCGTTTAGTAAAAAACTCGCATAGTTTTTAGAAGTTTGGTGAGCGGTTAGCGGTTTCGGTTTTTCGCACTCTCGTTACGGGTTGATTTGATGCGGATGTGGACGTACATAGTTAGAGGTAAGACTGTACGGTTAGTTTATTATAGTGAAGCTTATCCGGGCCGCTGTTTGGATTACCGTCCGTCAACTTCCAAATAATTATTTATGGCTGCACGCAGCGGGCCGCTTTCGCTCGCCGTTGAAATTTTTACCCGGTTGTGTATGATGGAGTTATGAATCTCGCACATCAAGTCGGAGCAGACCCGCTGCACCTACACGAACTGTTGATTATCCTCGCCGCTACGGGCGGTTCGGTTACGGCGCTCGCCGTCTACATCCGTTACTACGTGAAGAGCTTGTTTACCAAGCACCGTTCAGACGACCACGCCGACTAACTACCAACCGTACTTACGGCGCATCTCGTCGCTTTTCGCTTGCCGTTCCGCTAGCCACTCTGAGAAATCCGGGCCGCTATAGTCTGGCCGCTTGTTGTGCTCGCCCGCTGCGTAGCCAAGTCCGTCTGTCTCAAGCCGCGAGCCGCAAGTGGGGCAGGCCTCTTCTCGCCAGATGTCGTATACCTTGCCGCACCAGAAGCAGTCGCGGTAAAGTTGTGATGCTTTCATCCGCTTGCTTTCTACTCATTTACTAACTATAATAAGCCTACGGCTTATTTAAGTTAGTAATTGAGCGGAGTGTCTCCGCGATTTCCGCAGCTTCGTTAGCGCGGGCCGTCACACGGATGTGTTCATCACGGGTGCGGGAGAGCTTGATGTCGTCGGCGCTCCGTTCTGCGTGCCGGTCAATCATTGCCAGCAGTTCTTCAACCAAATCGATGTCCGCCATTACAGCTCCTCTAGTTCGTCATCGTCCACGCCGTCACTCGACGAGGTTGTTTGTTCTTCACCGTTAGGGGTAAAAATTTCTTGTGCGGCGGGCCGGTCTTCTTCTGAGTTCTCAACAACTTCAGCGTCTTGAATATCCTCGCCGGTTGACTCAACCATGCCGAGGTTCTCCAGCGCTTCTTGAGTTCTGCGGGCCCCGTCCGCTAGACGCGATAGACGCTCGGCCACAATGTCCGCTGGATTACGGGCATCCGTTACCTCAACGTCGAGGTTGATGTCCATGCCTGCACGCAAGCCGGCACGGTCAAGAATCTCAGTGGATGCTTTGAGCTTTACGGGTTCAGACTCAGCGTTCTCCATCAACTCTTCGAGTTTGTCCACGGCGTACGGTGCAGCTTGCACAAGCTTGCGGCGTGCTCTCTCGATATCCTCGCCGGGCTTCCGTTGAGACTTCAGGTGCATACGGCACAGGCCGTCATCCTTCGGGCGTCCCGATGCCCACAACATGCAGCGGATACCGTCACCCTTAACGATACGACAGCGGTGCGGTTTAGCTAGCGGCGCTCGCTTTGGAGAAGGCGGGCCGCCTGCCTCTTGTTCGGCGTACCACTTACGGGTCATGCCGACTACCCACGGTGGTGCAATCTTCGAGGCCTTGTCATCAATGATTAAGTCGAGGCCGGTTAGGTATTCGGAGTTCAAATCTTTTTCGTCTTCGAGCAGCGGTTTCTTTTCCTGCATCGAAAGCACACGCCGTTGGCGGTTCATGTCCTGAGTGCGGGCCGAGATTAGATTTGTCGCGCTCCCAGTGGGGCTGAAGACGGGGTCCCAGTTGAGTTGATTGTTGCGAAGTATCTGACGGTTCTCGTACGTGTCTTCGCACACGCCGCGCTCTGTTTCTTCGATTCCCAGAGCGGTTAGGTCAGGCCGATAATCGAGCGGTGTATCAACGGCTGCATCCGAGCCGGTCTCGCCCGGTTCCTCTTCGTCGTACTTCTCGATTTCGTCAGTCAAAATTTTTACCCCTGCGGCGGCTGCGGCGGGCCGCTGTTAAAAAGTTATTTGGATGTAAATGAAGGCGGGCCCGAAGGGTTCAGAATTTTTACCCCTCGAGCCCGGCCGTCGAATTACTTTTTGGAAGTTGTTGGCTTCTTGGCAGCCGGCTTCTTTGAAGCTGTACTTGAAGGTTTCTTCGCAGCAGGCTTCTTGGCCGGAACCTCAACGATTACCGTTTCGGGTTTTGTCGACTCTCCCACGAGGGATGGTCCGACAGACTTGCCGGCCTTCGCTGAACCCAGTGAGGTCAGCAGGGACAAGACAGCGGCTGAGGCCGCGAGGCTGAGGGAGGTCTCCCAAGGTAGGTCGAGGATTCCCATCTGAGCCGTGCCGAGTCCGGCGGCTAGAGTCTGGATAAAGGTCTTGAGAGCACGCTCTCCAGCCGCTTTCCAGAAATCAAGGTCGAATAGCATTTATCTTTTTCTCCTTACGAGTAGATACTTTTCCACTCATATCAGAATGATACAGGAAGGTTCGGACGAATTTTTGAGTGAGGTGAGCCTCTCAAGACCCTTTCCTAAACAAAGCTAG